CAATGCCTGGAAGTACCGCGTGTAAGCCATCCACTCGGACAACTCGCGAGAATCCATTCGCTCGCACAGTTCGCCGACCGTCATCTTCAAGTGCCCCGCCAAAGCGAAGATGAACCTCCGCGTCGGCGAGACACTCAGGTTTTCCCCAGCTGCTCGACGTCCGCCTCCGTCATGTTGTTGTGTTGGAGCGCCTCGTCGAAGAGCCTGCCCATGACGGCTCCACTCTTGTTCGCCAGTGACGCGACCTGCTCGCGGGTGAAGAGCAGCTCGCCCTTCTCGGTGCAGAGCACGCGAGCGAGGTACTCGGTGCGGAAGTTCTCCACACCCGTGTCCCGCTTGCCCATCCACAGCCGCTCATAGGAATCACGCTCGCCGACGCTCATCACGCGGATGTAGACATCGCCGCCCCACTCGCGGACGGTGACCTTCTTCAATCCGAGGTCGTCGCTTGCCAGAATCTGCTCTGCCGTCAGTGCCATGCTCGTCTCCTAGATGGGTGCCAGACGCAGCGTCACGGTGTTCCTCTGCACATCGTTGACCTTCTTCTCGACGACGAGTCGCTCGAAGATGGCCTTATGCGTGAACACGACGCCCGGCCCCGAGACTTGAAACGTGGCACGCTTGCCGTAATTGGCAACGCTACAGTTCGCGGCCCCGAGGCACGCTATCTCTATAGTGCCAAGGTCAAGCGCGAACGCGCTGCCGGCGGGAGCCTCCCGCGACACTGGCAGATTGCCGCCGAGCGTTACCCTGAAGTCTGTGACTTCAGTGAACGCTACGCTGTTCCACGTCACGGTAACGCCGGCAGCATAGTCAGCCATGACGGGATGCCTCCGTCACGACGATCAGCGTGCGACCTTGAAGACTGCCTGGCCCTTGATGACGTCGTTCGTCGCGAATGTCACCGACGAACTGACGACCGTGGCGTCCTTCGACAGGAACGTCACGCCGGCGTGCGAGATCGACATGGCGGCACTGGAGGCGTCCGCGACGATAGCCTTGCCGAGATAGTCGATCGTGACCTGCCGCCCAGTGTCGGTGGCGTTGCCGGTCAGGGGGCGGTCAATCGTCTTGACGGCGTTGCCGGCGGTGAGCCCGAGGTGCGACACGTCTATCGTGTTGTCGGTCGCCGGATCGGCCAGGTTGTAAACGATGTTCGTGACGGTGAAGGCCGTGCCGCCGAACGTGAACACTGTCCCCGCACCGTCATGAGGCGTGACTGCCATAGCTCAATTCTCCTGCCAGAGGATGCCGTAGATTTGCTGCACGGTGTAGACCGGCGGGAGGTCGCCGCCGGCCAACTGGGCGAATCCGTCGCTCTCGTTGTCGAGCGACACACGCGCCACAGTCACATTTTCCAATGTGCCCCCCCAGCCATCCAGAGACTGCCGGCACTGGTCTGCGATATCTCTCGCGGATTCGTAGGTCTCTGCGAAGATGTCGACCGAGAGGCTTACTGTCGGCGTGCCGATCGGCCCCTTGAGGGACTGCGTCCGCTCGACCGCCACACGCCGCCACGTCACGAACGGCAGGGCCGCCGTGGCCGGTGCGATGACGGGATAGATGCGGGTGCCGATGAGGGCGGTCACGCCGGCTGTCGCGACGAGGCGGCTGCGAACGGCAGCCTCTGGTGATTTCAAAGGCATCGTCAGACTCCGGAGAGGGTGCCTTCGCCGCGGAACGTGAGCGTGCTCAGTGCTCGCTCCAGGCTGATCCGCAGCTCCTGCTGCAGGATGAACGCCACCTGACTCTGCGACTCTTCAAAAGCAGTGCGAACCGGCGGGCGTCCTGCACGACCGCCCACGGGCGTCGGTGCGATCACGATGGGCGTTTTTGACTTGCGAAAGAACGCCCCCGGATACGGCGGATCAGTCTGGACCCGGCCGTTTCGCTGGCGGATCGTGTCGAATGGCCCGAGGGTCTTGAAGCTCGACGCGATGTAGGCGTTCTGCCCCTTGACCGTATGCACGACGCCCTTGCCGCGGACGGTCTCTTGTATGCCCATGCGGGTTCGCACAAACGGCACCGTCGGGCTTTTCCGCTGGTACGGTGTGTTGGAAAACTTGCCGACCACACGCTGCCGCGTGCCGTACTCAATGAGCCACTGGTGATTCGCACGGTCACCGGCAGACGCACTAGAGACACGGACCTTGCCGCCGGCAGCACTGCGAGAGTCCTGCCTGTTGGCCCGGCGATAGCCAATCAGGCCGACGGCAGCACCATCACGCGGGTATGCCTTCACCAAGTGCGAGGCCGCGGCCTTCAGATTGCCGGTAGGACCGACAGGCGACAGTTCACGCAGCCGCAGATACGCCGGATAGATTGCTTTTTCCAGCGCATTCTTCAACGCCTGGGCTGTGAAGTTCTTGTCGCCCAGCCCGCGGATAGCGTCCCCGACCCGCTTGAGGTCGGGAAAGTCTGCCGAGATGACGATACCGGCTGTCGCCATCTAGGTGTTCTCCTGGCAGATAGCCTCGTGCTCTTGGCGGTTGCCGTGCTCGAGCAGGCTGACAATCTCCAGCGTGCGAGACCGCCACGAGAAGCGATGCGACTGCGTCAGGCCAGGCAGATACCGCAGCCGCACGCGATGGCTGATCGCCGTCTGGCTCTGCCCCGCCGTGATCTGCTCGCGTGCCGACACGCCCTCCACGCTCGCCCAGACGGCAGACGAGTCGGACCACGTCAGCACCGTTTCGCCGAGGGCATTGGTCGTGCCACTGGCGACCTGCACCGTCACCCGCTCGCGGAGCTTGCCAGGGTCAATCATCGGTACGAGCCCCAGCGTTGAGCGTCGAGCAGCGCCTTCGCCCCGAATGGAATCTCGTTCAGCGCCCCGGCATCAGCCGCCAGCCGACGCTCGTACCAGTGCCCCACGAGCATCAGTATTGCGTTGCGGATGCCCTGCGGCACGTCGTTTCCAGACGAGCCGCGGCCTGCCCACCACGTCACAGTGACGGCGTTGTAGTCCATGATGTGCCCAGGCCACGCCCCGCCGTAGTTCGTGCGGATCACGCCCGGCGTGCTGTCCCGGTCCACCCGGTATTGCGTCGATGACAGCGTTGCCGTCGTGCCTGTCTCGTCGAGCGTGTAGGTGACCGTGACGGCAGTCGTCGTGCCGGCAGTTGCCATCGGCGGACGCGGCAACTCGATCTCGACGGGGAACCCGTCCATCTTCATGGTCAGCTGCTGGTGGACGAGCGACTCGTCCATGTACGCCTCGACCCACTCGCGGGCCGCCGTCACCAGCGACGCGATGTAGGCGTCGTCGGTCGTGGAGTCGATCCGGCAGTGACCCTTCGCCTCGGCCAGCGAGACAGGCTCAACTATCGGCTGCGTGACCGTCCGTGTGCTGCGGTAATTCAACGCTTCGCTCCTTGGGAGGTCGCCCACGCCGCCGCGGAGTCAGGTCCGCAGACTCGCCGCCAGGGTCAAGTGCCGCCGTCTCGATCAGGTCGGCCTGCCTATCCGCTACGGCAGTGCCCTCGGCGATGAGCCGACGAGCCACTGCCTCGTCGCAATCGACAACGTCGCCCGGCCGGTAAGTCGAGTAGTTCTTCTGGAATTTGATTTTCACGATTGGGGCACGCTCCATGCAGTGTCGGGGGCTTTCAGCTTGCTCGTGAACTCCGTCGTCCACTGGAAAACAGGCGTGCTGAGATCCTTGCCGGGCCACGTCACGACGTACTCTCCGTGGCCGAGAATCACTCGCGGCGTCACGAACACGCGGTTTCCGCTCTCACGCCAGTTCTTCCACCAGTAAATGTCCGGGTCTAACCTGCCGTCATTCCAGGTGCCGTCCGGCGCTGGCTTCGACCAGAACCACGGTTTCTTGCATCGCTTGAGTGCGGCCGTGCTGATTACCGTGAGCCCGAAATGTGCGGAGTCCACCTCCTGCACGGGCTCGCCGAACCAGCTGGCAGGCACCGTCGTGCTGCCGCTCTCGGGAGGATTGTCGAGCGTGCCCTTGAGCGTGAGCATCGGACGGCCGTCTTCACGCTTGGTCTGCAAGCCCGTAAGTGCGTCGCACTGGAACGTGAGCGCCATCGTAAAGAGGTGCTCGACATCGGCCCTCGTGAAGAACGTGTCGTAGTCGATGGTGAGGATGTATTCGCACTTATCGATGAACTGCTCGAAGATGCGAGAGTTGACTTGGTCGCATTTGTCCTAGGGTTGAGCCCCCTGGCATTTAGCCAGAGGGCTCAACCCCAGAATGCGCCGGTCCCCATAGTCG